GCCTTGATCAAATCATCGAGATGATGACTGAGTTGGCTGCTCTAAAGGTAGAGGTCAAGTTTCTCAAGCAAGAAAACGAAATGCTCAAACTTAGGATTGAAGCATTAAGATAAGTTTCGCCTCACCCCATTACTTTTTTTTCAGACCGTAGTTGTCCCTTGCCCAACCATCCCCCTTCAATGTGAAGTTGGTTGCGCAAATCGTTCTCTTCATTTCGTTTGGTTCTTCACCATTAGGAGAACAAGCCCCACAATGAGGGCTTGGATCTCCAAAGGCTTGTAGGACTTCTCTTACGTTGCCGCAAAACTTGCAAACAAATCGATATAGCGGCATCGTTTGATTAATCTTCGAATACTACTGGTGCAGGCTCTGACTTCGTTGCAGCAACTTTTGCAGGCACTGGAGCTTCTTTTTGCTCAACAACATTTGATGACATTGCTACCACCAGTTGTTTGATCAAATCTTTCAACTCACCGTCGTCAGTTTTCTTGTTTGCCAGTGCTGATACCAACTCATCTGGAATCGGGCTGGTCTGCACGTTGACGGTCGTTGTGACTGGAACTCCGTTTCGGTAAACCAGATCTTCTTGATTATCGAGATCTACAAACTTCACGATGAAGTAGATTCGCTCAATCTTAGAAGCGTCGTAGTCAATTTTCACATCGTAATCGATGACTGCCCACTCACCATTTGGTTGTGAGTTTTTAATTGTCTTGAGCATTCCCACAATGCTGTTGGAAACAATGTTGTTCCAGCCTTCAGCGGTGACCTTGCCTTGCAGTTGGTGAAGGCACCATGAACAGTCACCAAGACGAGTTCTGAAGTCTTTGCATGCCTTTGCTTTTTTGCTTGGGATTTTTTGTGAGGTCACAACTTCATTAAGAACATTCAAAAGAGAAGATGTTTGATTGATGAATACTTTGTTGGTTCCAGAATCCTGGCTTTCTGGTTTTCCAAGAAATGGGTTGCGGGCTTTCTCTGCTTCGTCAAAAAGACTCATTACTTAACTCCTGATCTACTTACGCGATCTGTTTTTTGATTTGGATAAAACTCTAAGGTTTTTCTTGCTGTTATCAGTTGGGTTTCCGTTTTTGTGGTCAACGTCTTTCCCGTCACCTTTTTTTACTTTCCCAACCATTTCCATAATGCGACGTGCTGCGTTTCGACCAGCACGCCGTTTTTTTTGTTCTGGATTGCCGTGATATTCACGGTACTCTTTTTTGTAATCTCTGGCCAAAATAACTCCTATCGATGCTATTTAGGATCCTCATCTTGATTGGAAGAAACTGCAACATCTTTGAGTTTACTATCATCAACTAACATATCAACTTGTTCTTCCAACAGATTCAAAGTTGTATCTTCTTCGATTTGTGCATTCATCTCAACCATGTTCAAATCTTCCGATGGAGCATCTTGCATGCCGTCTTGCTCATAAGCGTTGTTTGTATACTCATCCATCGGCACAATACCGCGAGCAAAAGCGTACCGGAGTCCAGTTTTGAGTGCCATTTCGATTGGCCACTGACCCCACGGTGATCGTGTTTTGTCCCGCTTCCATGCATCTGAGTTGGCTCGACGCTTTTCGATATCGGCCTTGCGAATGACAACAAAGTCCTTCGATCCGTTTTGATAATGGGCAACGACGTAAACAGCACTCAGTGTATCCCACGATTGCTCGGCATCAAGATCAGGAACATGGGTCAATACAGGCTCAGTGCCTTCTACAACTCGAAACTCATCGGTTTCAAAAACAGCCTTAGTGCGGAGCCGTACACCGTTTCGTGCTGCGAGTTTTGCAAACCCACGGTGTGATACTTGCCATTGTAGGTTCTTTCCTCTTGGAAGTAGGTACACGTCAGGCAATGGCCCACCTGGCATCAAACCAGTCATTGCTGAAAGGGCTACAGCCTGTGCTACTGATGCAGGGTCACATGAATACAAACGATCATTTGTTTGTGCTGCTTGACGAAAGGCCAGGGCTACTTGTCCTGCGGCGTTTGCTCCTGACTCTGTACCCATCATGGTTTGAAGAAAGTCAGCAGCTTTTGTCTCGACGATGGATCGAAACTGATTGGCCGGATGAATTGCGTTTTTAGACATTACTTGTCTCCTGTGTATTGGAACCTAAAGGTTCGTGTTGGTTCGCTCTGTTTAGTGTATTGATTTGCAACCGCTGGATGGTCTTTCTCAAAGCTTGCTTTATCGAATCGTCTTATTGGTTTGGATTCCGACCATGTGGCGACTCCAGATATACCATAAGAAGTTCCAATCATTTCTTTGATTTGGTTTTCTAAGTGCTTCTTTTTCTTTTCAATATCAGCGTACTGCGCCTTCACTTCTCTGAGTTGTTGTGCCAGTTCAATATGTGTTTCTGTTGGCTCGATAAACTCTTTGCTTTCTTGTCGAAATAGCTTTGCAAGAGCCTTAGAGCAGGCGCTTGACCCGTCTACCTCGGGAGGCTTGCCCTGCTCGATGTGTTTGATGTACCAGTCGCGAGCAAACCCAACAATCTTTTCTTCGAGCTTGGTGTCCCTGTGAATCTTGTATGAACGGTACTCATCAGAGATGGTAGCAAAAGCTGCCAGATCACATCGATCATCATCGGTTACGGCCATCTGCCATATGCATTGGGCTGCATAGTATGGAGGAACATTGCTGCTGTTTGAGTTTCCCCATCGATGATCAAACTTTCGAGTTGATTTGATCTCAAGAAGCCACGCTTCATCATCAGCCGAAACAAAGAAATCAGGTCGAGCATGCATCCATGACTCTGGACCAATGATTGGGTCGGCCTCGTATTCTGGACCCTTTTTAATGAGCACATTGTTCAGTTGAGCATAGTGAGCACCGATGGCTGGTTCCAAGATGTGTCCTCTGGCTGTTGCTGCCGTGCTTGAAGACTGTGTGAGCCCATGCATTCTGGACCATACATCCCATGGGCTACTCCATGGTGAAAGGCCAAGGATGGCGCTAATGCTGCTGCTTCCGATAGTTGGTGTTTGTGTTTCCATGTGTTTCCTGTTGTCTGCACATTGATCCTATTTGTGCTATTGAGTGATGTCAATACCATCACTTTAATGCGTACATACACTTTGATGCGGACATATTCTGACCGGAGATTGAAAATGGACATAAGAACTTTTCGTGAAAGCCACCCTGAAAGAAGTACACGCTTTGCTTTTTGCCATTGGATCAATGAAAAGCTGGAGCCCATGTCCCTTCACATTTCAGTCCCATATTTACGTGATCTTGAATCAGGTCGATCAATACCGTCATTGCCTCTGGCAATCGCAGTCGAAGATATTTCCAACAAAACTGTTCGAGTTCGAGATTGGTTGGGCTTGGCAAAAAGGATGAAAGACTAAGCTTCTGCCGCTTCCGTTTGCTTATATGCATGCATCCAAGCTGCGAAAGCTTGGGCAAGCGCAAACTCGACATTCAAGACTCGATGTAGTTGTTCTGTGTCTTGACCTGTACAGACCAACTCACCATCGTCATCATAGATGTTCCATCCGTTTCTTTCTTCAACAATGGACCAACCAACTGGTAGTTTTTCAATGATTCTCATCATGTCAGCTACACCCAATTCTTGAGTATAGACGATTTCTTTTTCGAGCCAGTCCGCGCATCGATCCAATATCATCAACGCAGTCAATAACAATCGGATCTTTTTTAAGAGGGTGTGGTCGCATGACTCGACCGATCCTTTGCTGAATTCTTCCAAGAGCTTTCGTCGGAGTCGTGAGAACAACGGTGTCGAGCGACGGAAGATCGAGACCTTCATCTGCAACAGTTGTCGCACAAACAACTTGTATTTTCCGTTGATCTGCACTCTCTAAAACCTCTTGTCTTTGTTTCTTGGTCATCTTTCCTACCAGTGGTTGTGCTTGTATTCCATAAGATCTAAGCACTTCAGCCATCTTAATGCAATGGTCTACGCGATCGGAAAGAACGAGTATCTGCCGCCCATTGTCACAAGCATTGATAACCCTCTTTATAATCACATCATTACGATCATCGTCATTGGTCATCTTACTGATAAGCTTTGACCAATCCAATCTGCTTGATGGACCCATCCAGTTGGTGAACAACCACTCTATTTTGGGTGGCAAGACATGTCCGCTTCTCGCAAGTTGCGCGTTGGTAATCTCATAAACGCTTTGTCCAAAGTGCCACCACAGTATGTCGGTCAAACCGTCTGGACGGTCGGGTGTAGCGGTCAAGCCAAGCCGATAGCGTGCAGGCATAGAAAACATAACAGAACAAAACGTATTCGCAGGTACATGATGTGCCTCATCAACAATACATAGACCAAACTGCTTACCGAACTTGTACCTTTCATTGAAACTCATCCTTTCGAGGGTTTGGAACGTTGCTACAACAATACGTCCAGAGTCATCCTTTTTACCTGCCCCATACTGTGTAGCCTTCAGCGACAGCATGCTTTTACATCGATTGATCCATTGAACAGCAAGATCGTTGGTGTGAACAAGAATCAAGCACTTGGTGTCGAACATTGTTGTTGATGCAAGGCCGATGGCAGTCTTGCCTGCTCCACATGGTGCGATGATCACACCGTTGCCATCATTTTTAATCCAAGAGTCCATGGCATCTTGTTGATAATCACGCAGTTTAAACTCTTCGTTTAGCGTAATCTTCTCTGCCTCTGGCGCTGTTCGTACATCGACGTAGTCGGTAATACCAATGCTTGTGGCTGCATGTCTTGGAATCGACAAACCTCCACCCCATGGATGGTCATACGGGATCTTGTGACATGCGTTGATGTACTGGTCAGGCACTGCAATGTACTTGCCCTGCTTACGCATGCCGATCGCCATCTTGTATTCAGGGTTGACCAGCTTGAATCTATTCAAAATGCTCGCTTCATATTCGTATCCAGGCTCAAGGAACAATCCTCCACCCAGTGCTGCTTTACTCATCATGCTTCCTTACTTTTCATCTTTAGTATTTCACTCTTCGCCCAAATATATTTACGTTTTCCACCCAAGGTCATACGCCTCTTCTCATACTGCATTTCTCTAAGAATCTCTGCGATACGCATTTCATCTCGTCTATTCATGCGGCCACGTTCAATCTTCAGGGCCTCTTCCATGATCAAAGTCATGGTCACATGCCCACGTTGAAGCATCAGATAGTTGGCGATTGGTTCAAGCCATGGGTCATCCTGACGATAGATCTTGCTTGAATCATGTCGTGCGGTGTCTGTCTCTTTGTCCAGATACCAAGTTTCCCCGTTCTTGAACGCAACGATGGCTTCAGCCCATAGTTGATCACGATTCTCTTTGATCCACTGCAGTCGAACTTCGTTGACCTTGATTGGCCAGTAGCGTCGAGAACCTGTCATGTCGTTGATGAACTGAGATTCGTTAGTGGTTCCAGCAAAAACTACATGACGCTTTACTGTAATCGCATGGCGACCATACGCTGGCCTGTAGTTGTCTTCTTGGGCACTCAGGAATGCTTTGGTAGCACTGTTCGCTGATCGACGAACAGAGTCCAACTCAGCCACCTCATAGATCCATGCTCTCTGAATCTGAGAGTATGAGTTGGGCGATCCAATATCCAATGGTGTGTCGGCAAAAAAGCTTTCGGTTGCCAAGGTTCGAAACAGTGTGCTTTTACCTGCACCCTGGGAACCAGCAAGAATCAATACACAGTCAGCTTTACAGCCTGGTTTGTATGCTCTCGCTATGGCCTGAATCATCCACTTCTCAGCCATCGTCTTGTTGAGCTTGGTGTCTTCGCAGTCTGTGGCTTCTACAATCCATGAGTGAAGTCGGTTGATGCCATCCCATTCAATCGAATCCAGCCATTCAGTAAGAGGGTTGCGTTTGTTCTCTTCACCGATCAACTGCACGGTAGCACTGATTGCAGCTTCTCCGTATTCGAGCCCATATGCTCTGGATATCCACAAACCAATACGAGTGTCATCGGTGTCTCGATAGTCTCGTTCATCGATCTTGAGAGTATTGCTGAAGGCATTCAACCAGATACGGCCACGCCATCTTCTGTCACGTCGAAGAATAATGTACAGGTTGTTTTTGTTCTTACGGTATCGTCCTGTAGGTTGACCCTCACGATCTAAATATTGATCCATCAAGTCAGTGATCTGACCGTCAGAGTCGTGCTCGCTCAAACGTTCTTCAGTATCTGAAGGCTCATTGATACAGTTTTCGTTTTGTGCACGATCAAGTAGGTCCGAGAGTTGCACGTTGTTTTTGATGATTACCTCATCCAAGTCTGCCATTTAGCCCTCCAGCGGCAGTCGGTACGTGGCGTGCTCTGGAAGCTGGTCGCAGATTAAAGCTGCGTACTCATCTCCCTGATCGTCAGTGTCAGTGCCAATAAATATTTTTGTGTTGTTGGGAATAGGAATTTGCGAAATCGATTTGAAAGAACCAGATGTTCCAGAAACGATTGCCAACGGTATGGATTCTCTATGAGCTTGCTCACAAGCCCTCATGAAATCAGTAATGCCTTCACATATTAAGAATCCATGTACGTCCGGCACAGCGTTTCCTCTCATCATATGGATTGCGATTTCATTTGCCATCAACAATCCTGATGCTTCAAAACCCAGCGGCCAACGTGTTTTTGGTGACTTATCGTTTTTTCCAGCAATGCTTCGACAATGGATGCTTGCAAACTTTCCATTCATTTCAAAAACAGGTGCAACAATCCTGTACTTGGCGCCCCATTGATGAGGCCACCAATCTGGATATCGATGCTCTATTGGATTGGGTAGCACACGAACACACTTTGTTTGATCGAGAATAAGCGGTGAAAACCTTCTCGACACCAACCACTCATTAAGTGGTTCGCTCCATTTTGGAGCATCGTGGATGGCTTCTTCAAAGGTTTTAGTAGCTTCCCAAAGTCCTTTCAATTCGTCAAATGGCGGCCTGTGTGGTCCAGCCAGTTTTGGTGTATTCACCACCGGTCGCTTTGAAGGATCAGGCTGTATGTGTGCAGCTACACCAGAAGGTGTGCAGTATCCCTTCTCCGCAAACCAATCACGGACCACAGAGCATTCTTCTTTTGTTAGATCTCGAATCGGTCTTTGAAAGAAATGGTAGCCCATAAAGTCCACCACATCACCCTTGGCTCCGCACTGATAGCACTGCCAACCACTTTCATCTCTATTGAAACCAACTGGGCCTCTGCGTCTATCGCTGCGGCTTCTATGTACAAGGCCACATGCAGGACATGGTTTGATCGACTGACCTGTCAGAACTTCGTAGTCGAATGATTTTGCGATTGATGTAAGACTGGCTCTCTTTGCATATTGTATCCACACTGTTGGGCTCCTGATTGAATGATGGCTCCCTAAAGGCCGCACCAGTTTCCTGATGCGGCCAGTCAGGAGCCCACGTTGAAGGGGATCAATCCTTCACGGGCTTTTGCCATGTAGCAGGCGCTATGCGCCTGTACAACTATGTTTTGGTTTTTTCGATGACGCCTTCTATTTTGTTCTTCCGATCATCGATGATGCTGTAGTAAGTCTTGAAGTCTGGCGTCAAAGTGATCACCACTCGAACGCCCGTCTTGACGTACAGGTTGTTTATCCAGACACACAAGGTATCCAGGGTAGGTGGTGACACCCTACGCTTGAGGATGTCTCGAAGACGGTTTCGGCTTGTACCATATATGTTCGCTGTTCGAGTCAAGTTACCTTTGGCTAAACCATTTATAGAGTTCGTCATTTTGTAAATGATTTCGTAGGTATCTACTTTTTCTTTGAACTTAAAAGAACTGTTTTTTGATGACATCCGTTTTGGTTTATTCATCTTCTGGTGGAACACCTAACTTGAAGATAGGTATGCGTTTTTCTGGATATCCAGCCTGAAGCATTGTTTCTTTAAACATCGCATTTAGTTGATCCATGTACTCATCTAATGGTAGGTGCCTGGAATTGGCAACGAGATCAATAACCTGCCTGTTCCACTTTTCTTTTACTTTGGGCCATTCTTTTTGTCTTTGTTTTTTGGTTTTAATCATTTCTGTCTCCATGTTGTTTGTAAAAGTCCCGTTGCCGCAATACTTACTCACACGGGACGGGGTGAGATTAGGCAAGGAGAGTCACAGGGCATGAAACGACCCCCCTGTGACAACTCTCCCGTGGTCAGTTGCGACTGCCTTTGCACGCGAGAGTATGACTGACTTGGTCGGGCATATTTCATCCCTTCAATTGATATACTGGCGAAGTGATTGTCTTTCCTGAAAAAGTTTCCGAAAAAAGTTCAAAAAAGCATCCAATTGTTATTTCCCGAAACCAGGGGGAAAATGCAACGGTTGTTGCGAAAAAAGTTGAAACTGCTTCAGTATATTTACTGGGGTAGTTGCAACCCGGCGTGACACAAAAAGTCGAAAAAAGTTAAAAAAAGACATCTATTCGACCACCCACATGCCTTCCTGCTGGGTGACTACGGGACTTAATCCGTTGGTCTGGTGAGCAAGAAAGGATAAAACTTGCTCACTTTAAAATCGGTACATCGGTTACATTTTGTGACAGGCTTTCTAAAAAAAGTTCAAAAAGCGGGGGCCACCCTCCCGCTTAAAGGTGGCCCCCTGGCAGTTTTTAGGCCACCTCTTCCCCTTCCCCAAGGGACTCGGTGTCATCATCAACTACCAAAGTGGGAACCCGCACTGGCTCAACCAACATGGCTGAGAAAGTAATGTTCCCGTCTTTTTGAATCTTCGGAAGCTTTGAGAAAAGTTCCCGATCGATCAGGGCAAGCGCATCACCAACGCCTGACTCTTTGAGCAGTTCCGTCTTGGAGTCCTTGCCCATATCAATAGAGTCTTTGATTGCGTCGGCAAGAAGCCGTGCCGTTTGTGGTCCGGTAAATCCAGACCGTTTCAGTAGCAGGGCCATGGCAACCTTCCATGGAATCTGGCTGGTCCCTTTGCTTTCAAAGGCTTTGCCCCGCTTGAGTTTACCAGCGACCCTGATGACAAGGTCGATGTCTACTTCTTCGCCGCTTGGGAAATCCTTGCGTGCGCTATCGATTTCTTTCTTGCTCAATGCCTTGGTGATTGCAAGGACTTCTTCGTGTGTAAAGTTGCTCATAGTCTCTCCAATGTTGATTAGATCATTTCACTTGCTGGAAACCATCGGACCTTTCTTTCGCCATCGTGTGACACTCTGGCTTTCTCCAGTCCTTGGCTTCTTAGTATTTTTGCTACTTTCATTTCTACTAAGCGTTGATTGTTTTCGTACCCAACGGGGTCCACCTCCATTGATATTGCTTTGGTTGTGATGCTGAAGTTGTTTGCTGATGGCTGATTGTTTTCAAGCCATGCTTGTACCTTTTGATACAACTCATCTGACGAGTCAACACCGAAGGTCAAAGATGGTTTGATGATTTGCGAACAGGCCATGATGCCTGATCTCAACTCTTCATTTGTGACTGCTACCTTCCAGTTCTTGGCCAGGTACACAGCAATCTCAGAAGAGTGATGTTCAGTCATTGGTTTACCATTGAAGTACAGTACCCCTTTGTGATTGTACTTGAACGCTTCGTTGAGCTTTGGATCTCCCTTTACTGCGAGAAAGACCTTGTATGCTCCACTGGCTTTGTCTATTGATTTTTTTAGATCTGACATTTAATGTCTCCATTTGTACGCTTTCTTCAGCGCATGTGCGAATGTGTTGAATCAACTCTGGCAGGCTCAATGGCACTTGGAACCATACTTGTCTCGATGAGTCCAGCGTTTGCCTTGAGCTTGCATACGATGTGAACTCGACCCTTATGGTTCTTCGGTGCCTTGGGTGTAGTGATCTTTTGTTCTGCTTTACATCGATCGACATGTGGCTTGGAATGTCCAACGCTTTCAGCCTGGACAACAAGAACGACCTGATGTCTGCGCGAGCGAAAGCACTGCTGAAAACCAACTGTTCATTATGTTCATTGACCACACGAAACGTAGCTGAAACAACTCTGGCGCAAGGCCCGACTACTTGACCGATGACTTTATCAGTTCCACCTATTATTTTAATAATCATCGTTTTTCTCTGTGCTAAAGTACAGTCATGGTGTGGTTGGTGTGCTCAATCCTGACGAGCAAAATCTGCCATTGTCTCTGCTAAGAAGATCCTATCTTTGTCTGTTGTTTTGCCTTGACGGCTTCTTTCAAAAAGATCTTGCCACCGCTTATGCTTTGGCTTTTCGGATGTTCCGCTGTTGCTGATGGTCCATTCAAGGGCAAAGTTGAAGCCTTGTGATGTACTTAAATCGATTCTGAAGTCACTTGGCCTTGCTCCTTGTATGCCATCTTTTGGCGTGTTGATTCTGATTTGATAGCCCCGACCTTGCTTGACGAATGAAAAGGGTCCATCACCCCAGCCGCGAACGACTGGGACAATGGGGATACCCTCTTCGAGCTTTACAAGTGGAATGATATTCAACCAATCCATCATTACTCATTACCCTCGAAGCTTCTTGCCAGATCTGCGAGCGCAGCCCAGTCTTTTTGTGGGCGACCAGTGCGAGGAAACATCTTCAGAGGAACTTTGTTCTTACGAAAACGAACGGCTCTACCAGAGCATGTTGATCGGCTAAGACCGGTTTGTGCTGCTACCTCATCAACGCTTGAAGAGGTTTGCCAGATCTCGATGAACTTCTCTGCTGAGATTCGATCCGGCTTCACATTGTTAGTGTTTTTACGAAGTTTAGTTACCTTTCCCATTACATTCTCCTGTTATGGTATTTTCATTTTTAATCACTTGTCAGAGTATGTCAAGTGTGCTTGCTGTTGGTTCCATACTTTTCCGCAATCTCATGCAGTGAAGCCATGTGCTTTTCGTATGGACCAACGGCGATCTCTGATAGATCTTCTACGACAGATCGCATCCGTATCATCGCCTGGTTTAACTTGCTCTTGTCGTCAGGAAGATAAATGTTTTCTTCCTGTTCTATGTATTCGATGGTTTTCTGAGTTGTTCTAAGAACAATCATCACCTCCATCAAAAAGCCAAGTTCGTTTTCGATTTCTCTTATTGAACATTTGGCGCAAAACTTATCTTCCATAGTCCCTCCTAATGGTTGTTTTCTCTTATTTGCTCTCTGTAAAGATCAAGAAGTGAATCCACCTCCCAATCCTCAAGGTCAACTTCTTTTCGGACATTGGTGTCTCTGATACGTGCAGAGATCACTTCTATGTGCGGTCCAAGGCCGACCAGTGGTTCACTTGGGTAATACCTCCCAAAAACCTTTATGGTTTGTTCAGAAGCCACCTCGCCCGTTTCTTCATCCTCGATCTCTCGAATAAGATCGATGCATACGTTTTGTGCAATCACAGGCAGCTTTACTGAGCCAAACCATTTCATTCATTCACCTCCCTCTATTCATTCTATGACAGTTACAATCAGATTCTATCCACTGTTTTGTTGTCTGGTTTGTTGTCGAAAAACAACTCCAGAGCTTGTTGAAAAACCGGGTCACTGTTGGGTGCCAAGCAGAACAGGGTCATCGATGAATGAAACTTCTTGGCATCGATAGGCCCGAATATGCTCTCGGCAGTTCGATCCTTGTGCTGAAGTACAGTGCGGGTACACTCAACCAGTCTTGGACCCAATGTCTCATGCTTCATGAAGTCGATGGCATGATCAATGTCTGCAATCGAAAACCGTCTTGAGACTGGACTTTGGTATATGCCTCTCAATGAAGGAAAGATGAACCACATCCAGTGCGTTTGTTTTTTCCCCTCATTCAGTTCGCTCAACACTTGGCGCAACAGATCTTGGTCAACGGCACACTCGAATCTCGAAAGATCAAACGGCACTGTTATGTACTTGCTGTATCGCAGCTTGAACATCGAACCGTTTTAGATTTCGGACAAACGATTCGTTGTCGGAATACTGCTCGTTGATTTGTGGTCGCTCTCCATGAGCCTCGTTGAAGGCCAAGATGAACAGACGCGCATCGCAATCTTCTTCGAGATACACGAACGAATCATCCATGTAGGACCAGTGTGTCACGTCATGTGCAAAGCCAAGCTCAAATATCATCAGCATTGGTACTTGAATCCATCCGTGTCCTGGGTCTGTGTGAATCGTGAACTCTTGTGCTTGTGTCATTTTACTCTCCCTGTTTTGTGTAGATCACTTCTTCTTTGAATATTGGTTGAATCATTTCTCGAAACAGTTGGAAATCATTGTCCATGAATATTGTTTCCATTGATCCGTCCTTCATGAAACACATCCACTGAACTCGCCATTCAATCTCAAGTCGGTCTTGGATTGTTTGCTCATCTTCATTCCATTCACTGTGAGCGATTTCGTTGTGAAGAAACTGTTTTGCGACAACGTGGTTTCCATCTGGATGAAGCCGATTCAAAAATGGTTTGGATGGCGATCGGTTTCGGTGCTCAGAGTCTTTGGCCAACAATAAAAAGTTTGGTGTTGAAATACAGTTTCCGACTTTTGTTGCCATCACTCACCTCCTTTGGCTTTGGCGATTGCTGCCTGTGCTTTCATCTTGGCAAGCATCAGGTCATGGAAGTCTGTATCGAATGCTGCAAGCAATGACTGCAATGCATCCAACAACTCTGGCGCTGCCTTGTACAAGCGGTAGCCATCATCACCCAAGGCGAACCGTTGGTTGGCCTCTTCTCGTTCGTTCAAGTCTTTCTCATATCTACTCATCATCACTCACCTCCTCAAAAAGTTGTCGGGCACGGTCCACCAGATCGGCTTCGATGTTGTATTCGACACCACCAATATTTACCTTTTCAGTTGGCGGTTTAGGTGGGGGCGGGTTGCCGTCTAAGTCTTCGATGGTCCAAAAGTAACGGCGGTTCCAAGTTTCCTTTAGGTGGCTGGCAATATGTTGGAGCATGTCAGGGTCGGCGCATGCAGCAACAAGCACCGTCTTGATCTCACGGTTGTTAGGTAGGTCACCGTACTTGGCAGCGTATCCAGTGCGCCATTCGTGAACGGCCTTTACAGTAAGTGTGTATTCCATCACTCACCTTCTTTGTTTTGAGCATCCACGATGCTCTTGGTGTAGTCCCGCTTCATCTCTTTCAATGCCTCTGCGGCAGCGATACCGGCTTGCACAAAGAAGTCCTCGGCATCGTCAACCGGGTCAGGGTTGAACCGTTCCTTCGTACACTTCATGCAGTTGCACAAAGGCTCGGAGCTTTCACCCTGCTCAATCCAGTCCGGCACAACGTGGTAGAACTTCTCCCCACCTTCGAGTCGAGTCAGTTGCTCTGGCGTGATCACCACAGCAGTTGGCTCGCATAGTGTCCAAGTCTCGCCATCGTCCAATACAAATATCTTCATTCTACTGTTCCTCTTGGTTGCAGGTTTCATGTACAAAGTTGTGATCCATGTCGATCACCATTGTGTCTTTGTGGCTACGCACCCCACAGATGTCACACATGGGGTTCTCTTCGTCCCATAGTGCCTCGGCCTGTTCTCGACGCCATCGTGCTTCAGCGTATGCGTGCGCTGGTCCTTGCCATCTCTTCGCCATCACTGGCCTCCTTCTGGCCACCATGCTGGGGCCTCTGTTGTTTTGTTCCACTGGGCAAACCCAGCCTTCTCACCGATGTAGAACTGGCGATACGATGTATACACACAGTCTGTTTTGTACTCGTCAGGCATACACAGCGGGTGTGGTGTCACCCTTCGGTTACCAAGTAGACGGTTTGTTTTCATTGTCCGTAAACAGTCACGGATGACGGCCTCTGACTTGTGGACCTTGCCGTACCGTTGCGTGTACTCCTGAGCCAAAGCCAGTCCGTGTTCCCACAACCATACAAAGTTACCGAGTGTTTCCCTGGCCCACACCGAGCACGGATGGTTGATGTGCGCAGACTTGTAGGCTGACTGGCCACCCAACTCATTGATGGCTGTAGAAAGCATCTGTGCAGACTCCAGGGTCATA